GGAGGTTACCTGGTAAGTTGTATACCATAGTAGTACAAGCCTCGTGTGCATCCAGGTGGTTTCCTGATATAATAGAGTATGAAGCACACGTATTAGAAGGTAGGTATGGCAGCAAATAAGGAACTAGAGGACCTCTTCGCAGGCGAGGAGTCGCCTAAGATACGCACGCAGCGTATCTTCGAAGAGAACGCACCATTTGCCGCGGCGGCAATTATCGATCTTGTTCACAACTCCTCGAACGACAACACGCGGCTCCGGGCGGCGACTTACGTCGTGGATCGGGTGATCGGCCCGATCGGTCACGAGGAGCAGGAAGACGCTCTCGACAAGTTCCTCAAGGGGATCGAGACGCTAGCTAACGGGCATTAGGACTCCAATCAGCGGTCCTGTGGAAACGAGCCTGAGGGAGGCGCGGGATATGACGGTAGCGAGTGTGGAAGCGGAGGCCATGATCGTGGGTTCTCGAGCGGCTGAAGCGATTGTGGAGGAGAACGATGGCTTGCATAACTTGCAGGCCATTCTGTCGCGGGCGCGAGAGGCGCAGGTGGAAAGTGAACCAGCCGCGTAGTGGGATTCGCGAAGAAGCGGACCGTCAGGCAGCATTTCTGGATGCGTCTGCGGTTCTGGTGGAAGCATCTGGTATACGATGAGAAGTACACTAGTATCGGATACTGGCTCGGTGTCGCTACGGCCTTTCTTTGGCACGGCGGCAAAGGTCTCTTCGCAGGCTGGATCATCGCTCTCGTTGTCACGTTCTTCACGGGGTAACCATGAGTAGGCACAATCGGATACCACGCGACAACAAGGGCGATGGCACCAACTCACGTGCGTCGTGGTGGAACCGTGGTTACCTGGTGGACAACGACGACTATGAGCTAAGCCCTGGTAATCTGGGTCTCGGGTCGAGAGAGCGGCGCGCTCTGTCGGAGGAGAACTCGAAGCCATACGGCATGACGAACTGGATACTGGGCGCGATTGCCCGACGTGGAGAGGCAGCAGGACACCCGTCGGAGCGCGAGGAGGCGACGCGACGTGCTCGGGCGCAGGACTCGGAGCGTGTAAATCGACCGCTGGGGCGGCCGTTGAGGCTTGGCGATATACTGCGGGGTGAGTAGTGGACGTTGTCGTTAGTCGGCAGCGAAGCGCCGTCTTCGTCAGCTTGCAAGGCTCACCGCCAGCGCCGCCACACCACGTGACGCACGCTTTGGAGAAGCACGGACTGCTTCTTCACTGGGATGGACACGGAACGCTTACAGGCGTCGAAATCAAGTCCGACGATGCCTTCGCCGTTAGGGTGCGCGAGGAGGAGTAGCGGTGGACAAGCTTACGACCGCCTTCTGGGCGAGCGTAGACTACCACCCGCATCCGACGCAGCTGCTCTATCACGAAAGCCCTGCGCGTTTCAGGGTTCCGTGCTGCGGACGCCGGTTCGGTAAGAGCACTATGGCCGCTAGGGATGTCGCTCCTAAGCACCTGCTTCGACCGCGTAAGATGGTTTGGATTGTCGGTCCGACGTACGACCTGGCGGAGAAGGAGTTCCGGATTATCTGGAACGACCTGATTGTTGCCAAGGGTCTGGGGCGTGATAGGCGCGTCAAGAAGGCCTACGCTAAGCGTGCCGGCGACATGTTCATCAGTTTTCCATGGGGGACACGTGTCGAATGTAGGTCAGCTGAGCACCCAGAGTACCTCGTCGGTGAAGCACTAGACCACGTTATTATGTCAGAGGCTGCCAAGCACAAGCGTGAGACGTGGGAGCGGTACGTACGTCCTGCTCTTGCTGACCGTCGAGGGTCTGCTGACTTTCCGACGACGCCAGAAGGTTTCAATTGGCTACACGACCTCTGGCAGCTCGGTCACCGCGACAAGTACCGCGGTATCTTTGAGAGTTGGCGCTTTCCGTCTTGGGAAAATAAGGTCGTGTACCCGGGCGGACGCAACGATGAAGAGATTCTGCTTCTGGAGGATACTACAGAACCTGAGTGGTTCCTGCAGGAGATTGGTGCGGATTTCGCCTCGTTCGTAGGCAAGATATTCCCGGAGTGGGACGAAAGTCGCGGGGTGATGTCCGAGGAGTACAAGTTCATTCCCGGCTGGCCGAACTACCTTGCAGTCGACTGGGGCTATACCAATCCCTTGGCTGCGATCGAGTTTCAAATCTCGCCACTGGACGAGATTTACGTTTGGCGTGAGTACTACCGGAAGTACAAGACATTGCCTGCAGTAGCTGACGAGCTGCTGCATAGGTCGCAGCCTCCGGGATATCACCTCGACTTGATTGTCGGGGACCCCGCCGACCCGGAGGCTGCGGCCACATTTGGGCGCCTAATGAACAAGGGTTGCTGGGCACCGAAGGAGTTGAAGTCCGACTATACTTGGCGTGATGGTATCGATCTGATGTCAGGTTTCATGCATCCTGTTGAGATTGACAAGGACAAATGGGGTGCACCGATTGAAGCGCCTCGCTATCACGTCGCGTACGACTGCGTAAACCACATTCGCGAACTCAACAACTACCGATCGAAGGACCCAGTTCAAGGTCAGAACGTGCCGGAGCTAGGCAACAAGGTCGAGGATCATACCATCGACGCTATGCGCTACGCGCTCCTAGCCACGTTCAAAATGGGCGCGAGAGGCAATCACCTCACGTCCGAGATGGTAGACGCCGCACCTGTGGAATCTACGCCACGTGAGGTCGCGGCGCGTCGGACTCTGCAGAACGACTTTGCCGATATGCTTACTGGGACTTCGGGTTCGCAGGGCTTCTTCCAGATGGGCGGAGAATTCTGATGAGGCGTTGCAATCTGTCGAAGAATGACTGTCTTCAGGTGGTGGTCCGGTGAACCTTGACGACCTTCCGAAGGTCAACCTGGATCAGCTTCTCGCTTCTGGGTACGCGCCTGTCGCTGTGTCGAGGGAGGAGGGGAACGAGTTTGTTGTCGTAGCGCCTGAGGATGCGGAGCTGCCGTTCGTGTCTAGCGCGCCGCAGACGATGATGACTCCTGCCGAGCATAGCCAGATGCTAGCTGAGAGGGAGCTGGCGGATGCGCCGTTGCGCTCTCGTATCCAGGGCATTGCGCAGCGTGGACGTCCTGGTACGACTGTGCAGGACGTACCTGTGCTTCCTCAGGAGAACGTCAGGGTCGGAATCGGCCAGACCTCTGCGCAGGTTGTACGTCAGCCGCGCGTAGACATGGCGAGCGGCATAGGCGTAGGCGGAGGAGGGCCTATCGATGGCCTGAATCAGGAACTGGGGAGCTCCGCTCCTAGTCCGTTTACCTCCTGGATACGTCAAGAGTACAACCAGGACTTGGTCGGGATCAAGGGTCTTAGGCAATACGACAAGATGCGCAAGAGCGATGGCACTGTCCGTGGGACTTTGCGTCTTGCCAAGACTCCAGTTCTGGCTGGCCAGTACTCTATGAAGTCTGCAACTAGCTCTTCGAAGGACCAGACAATTGCCGATTTCGTTTGGTCTAACCTGACGCAGTGGATGACGAGCTCTTGGCCGCAGACGTTGACTGAATCTTTGTTGATGCTTGACTTCGGCTACTACATGTTCGAGGAGGTGTTCGATCGTGGCGAGTCGGTGACTGCGGACCCATCGGCTCGAGGCAAGATTGTTTGGAGGAAGTGGGCACCACGACACCCGATGGATGTTAGGGAATGGTTCTTCGACCTCAACGGTGGTCCGCTCAGCGTTGACGTTTGGTCCTCTCCTGCCGTAATGCCTGGAGTTGAGGGCGGTACGTATCTCGGCGGTTCGATGTACTACACGAACATTCCTGTCAACAAGCTAGTAATTTTCACCTTCGACAAGGAAGCCGGGAACATAGAGGGCATCAGTCTACTCCGGTCGGCGTACAAGCATTGGTACTACAAGGACAACCTGTACAAGATAGATGCGATTCAGAAGGAGCGTCATGGTATTGGGGTGCCTGTCATACAGCTTCCACAGGGTTACAACGCCGGCGACCTGCAGCTGGCGGACTCGCTGGGACGCAACCTTCGCACCAACGATAGGGCGCACGTTGTTCTGCCTCCGCTTTGGACTCTCACCTTCGCTGAGTTGGCGACGCAGCCGGTCGATTGCATTCGCAGCATAGAGCATCACGACGTCCAGATCGAGAAGCAGATCTTGGGTCAGTTCCTTCAGCCGCAGATGAAGACGGCGGAGGCTGACCAGACGCTGTTCCTCAAGGCAACACGTTTCACTGCGGACATTGTAGTCGACGTTATTAACAAGTACGCTATCCCGCAGCTCGTGAACATGAACTGGGTTGGTGCTCTGTATCCGCAGCTGATCGTGAAGCGAATCGGTGAGGTAGAGGATTGGCGTACAACGTCCTTTACTCTTCGCAATCTCGTCGGGGCTGGTGTTATCGTGCCTGACGATCCACTCGAGGTTCACATTCGTGATGAGTTGGGTCTGCCTCCTCCGGATCCTGCGACCTCTCGTCTGGTGCAGACGCCACAGAACAGGAACATTGCTGGTGCGCCTCCCGCAGAGCTTCCAGGCTCGCAAGCGGATATCGAGGAGGCGCTACGTACAGGTCAGCTCACTCCTGAGCAGCTTCAGCAGCTGATGAACACCGCTCCGGCGCAGGGAGCGGCAGGGTCTCCACGTCAGGGGCCACCGTCGGCTACGCCGCCCTCCACTGGACAAGGGGACGGCTCGGGTATATCAGGCCGTAGAGGCCAGTAGGGAGAATCATGGCTAAGGCAGGTTACAGCATTCAGACTGGAGCAGCTGTCGCGCTGGCAGCTGCTACGGCCAAGACGGCTCTGTATGTCGTCGCAGGTGCTCAGTTCGGTCTCGATCTGAAGAAGTTCCGAATCGGCTTCGACGGCGTTACAGCCAGCGCGGTTCCGGTCTTCTGGGAGGTCAACTACTCTACTGCGGCGACCAACTCGACGCCAGGTACCGGTAGCACTTCGGGAACGATCAACCAGATCTACGGCCGTACGATCGCCTCGACGGGCATTCTGACTGCGTACAACTGCACCTCAGAGCCAACGGTGCAGACCGGCATCGACGCCAACCTCCTGACTCCGAACGGAGGTCTCCTCGTCTACGACGTTCCGCTCGGCGACGTTCCGGACTGTGCACCTGCGAACGGCTTCTGCATCCGGCTCACAGCTCCTGCCGTCGTGAACGTTCGCGTCGGCATCATGGTCGAGCGCGTGTAGCGGGTGACGTGATCGTTCAGCCAGCTCCGATCCTGGAGGCCGTCCAGGACCGGAGGTGACCCTTGGCTACCCTGCGTGGCGCTGCTAACACGCTTGGCACCTCTGCTACCACCCAGTCAGTAGCGCTGCCTGCCGGATGGCAGCCGGGAGACTTCTGCCTAGTTGGTGGCAGGGTTGGTAACGTCACCAGTGGTACGTTTACCACTCCGTCCGGGTGGAACCTGGTCACTTCCGGATTTAACACTCTAGCTCAGACCGTTTACGGATACTGCTTCTACTGGCGGGTGTTGCAGAGCGGCGACACGGCTCCTACTCTGACGTTCAGCTCGGCCAACACCTGGGTAACGGCTGTCATAGCGATAGCTCCGAACGCGGGCGCTACCCTAGCCTTCGACGCTGCTTCAGCTACTGCTGCAACTACAGCGCTCGGCAACGCCTTCACTCCGCCGGCAGTTACTGCCGGGTTCGCGGGCGACTCCTCGCTGGTCATGGTGGTTGGTACCGGCAGCAACACTACCCTGACCATCACGTCGAGCACGAACACCCCGCCGTCCGGCTGGACGAACAGTGCCGTCTTCGCCACCAGCGCAGGGTCGACGAACAACCACCGTGTCGCCGGCTCCATCTACCAGACGGGGATCGCGGCTGCCGGTAGCGTGGCACCCGGCTCGGATAGCTTTACCACTGTCTCTGCGCAGACGTTCGCGTTCGCCTCTATCCAGGTTCTCGTCCAGGAGTCCGGCGGAGCCGCTGCAGCTCTTCCTCCGAGTCCGATCGTCGTTAGTAGGCCCCCTGCGCCTCATTATGGGCCTACCCCCACTATTGTACAGCAAGCACCTCAGCCGCCTCCTGTTGTTCCAGCTGCTGCAACCCCTCAACCTATTGTCGTTAGTGAGTCGCCTGCTCCTCACTACAGACCGACACCTACCATCGTTTCTATTGCACCTCCTCCGCCTCAGCCTCCTGCGCAACCAACGATCGTTTCTACTTCTCCTGCCTCGACGTGGTTCAGGGTTAATCAGGTACAGACGTTCAGAAACACGCTGCAGGATCCGCCTGTACTAACGACTCCTTCGCCTATTGTAGAGACTGCTCAGCCTGCGCCTCACTTCGGTCCTACTCGCACCATCGTAAGTGCAGCGCCTCAGCCTCCGCCGCCACCAGCAGTTGCGACTCCTCAACCTGTAGTCGTTAGCGAACCGCCTGATCAGAGATGGTTCGAGCCAGGGGTTGCTGAGTCGTTCAGAAACACTCTTCAAGATCCTCCAGTACTGACGACTGCTCCACCCGTTGTTTCTACTTCGCAGCCTAGTCAGTGGTACGAGCCGACGCCTACTATCGTAAGTCAGGCTCCCCAGCCTCCGGCGCTTCCTGCTCAGCCCATAGTTACTTCCGCTCAACCTCCGAGCGCGTTCTTCAAGACTGGAGTGTCACAAGTAATACAGGCGCCTCAGGCTCCAGCCGTTGCGCCTGCTGTTACTCCTCAGCCTGTCGTTGTAGCCGAGCCCACCGACCTTCGCTGGTTCAACGTTGGGGCGCCACAGGACTTTAGGAACACTCTTCAAGATCCTCCTGTCCTAACGACACCTGCTCCCATTGTCTCGACTTCTCAGCCTCCGAGCTCGTGGCTCGTACCTAACGTTCCGCTACTGTCGCAAGCGCCGTTTATTCCTCCGCCTCCTCCAGCGGTTACGCCTCCTCCAGTTGTCGTAGCGGTTCCTAACGACCAGCGGTGGTTCAAGTCAGGTCCGCCTCAAGTCTTCCGAAGTACGCTACAAGACCCTCCCGTTCTGACTACGCCTCAGCCCATTGTTGAGTCGGCGCAGGTAGATAGTCGTTACCTCATAGCCAAGCAGGCTCAGGTAATCGTACCTACGCTGCCTGTAGTTGGTCCTGCTGAGCCTATTGTCCAGTCAGCTCTTACTCCTCAGGCTTGGTTTGAGACTCCAGCGCCGACGATCATTATTCCTCGAGCACCTGCTGTTCCTACTCCAACTATCACCCCTGCGCCTGTGGTGTCTTCGGTTGTAGGGGTCCGGCTGTACCAGCCTACGTATCCGCAGGTGCTGAAGAACTACTTGCCTAGTTTGCCTCCTACGGCAGATACTAGGACGCCGCTGCATCTCGGCGGAACGGAGAAGGAGACTAATGTACTCGGCGGTACTTGCGTACGCGCTATTGCGCTAGGTGGTGCCGTTGTAGATGGCAATGCTCTTGGCGGCACTGTTGTAGATGGCAATGCGCTTGCTGGTACTGTAGCGCATGTGATCGTCTACGGTGGTACTGCTGTTAGGACGACCTACGATAGCGGATTGGATGAATGGACCATGCAAGAGGTAGACATTGGGCTAGCGGAGTTCAACGACGAGACGTTGGCTCTGACAATCACGTCGAGCGGCAGCGCCCTCAACCTCACAGGCATAACGCTCGAGATGTATCTGAAGACGGCTTCAGGCATCGCCGATACCGATCCGTCGACGCTCAAGCTATCGACGGTTACGGGCGAGATCGTTATTACTAATCCTACGGGCGGACTCGCTACGGCAGCGATCGCTAGTTCTCACCTGCAGCCAGGCGGGACGGTATACGGCTGGTATCGAGTCGATACGATCAATGCAGGTAAGCGGAATACGGCAATCTACGGAAAGGTGGCGATTACTCCACTGTGACACAAAGGATTCCATGGCGCTAGTGGCATCCATTGGTTTCCTGATATAATAGTATACAGAACGGAGCTCGTATGTCAGTGTACAGTCCTAGCGGTTCGGGGAATGTTCACGTCGACCGCATCATGGGAACAGGAGGTGGCCGACGTATGGCAGCCAAAGCAGGGGGCGGTCGGAAGGTCCCCGCCAAGAAGGGGATGGGGTTCAAGGCAGCAGCTGCTTCGGCTGCCAAGTCTGCAGGTGTGTCGCCTAAGGCAGGAGCAGCTATGGTCGCTGCTGCTAGCCAGAAGGCCTCCAAAGGCGCTCGGCAGGCCAATCCTAATCTCGCCAAGGTCGCTCGCAAGGGGACGACCAAGACGGCGGGCGGCAAGTTCGTCAAGGCCGGGGGCAAGGGCAAGTGAGTCGCTACGGCTACTGGGTTGACCTGCATGCTCGGCGCCTGGACGACACGGGTTGGATTCAGGCGCTGCCTACTGGTGTGTACGAGCATCCAGTGTACGGCACGCTTGAGTTCAGCCTTGAGCGGCTGAAGCGCTTTGCCGCGAACGTCAAGAGCAAGGTTCGCGGTATCGACCCCGACGTCGATTTCGATCACAAGGAGCATTCGGGCAGGGCTGCGGGCTGGATCAAGGACGCAGTCGTGAAGCCTGAAGGACTCTTCGTTCAGGTTGACTGGACGCAAGCAGCGGCCGATGCGATTCGTGCGGGGGAGTATAGGTACTTCAGTCCCGAGTTCGATGACGAGTGGACCGACCAGCATGGCGTCAAGCATGAAGACGTTCTGTTCGGCGGTGCGCTTACCAATCGTCCATTTCTGAAGGATCTTCTTCCCGTCAACCTGTCCGAGATCACTACTACTACCAAGCTGGATGAAGGAGGTCAGATGGGACCTGAGCAGATCAGGGAGCTGCTCGGTCTCGAGAAGGAAGCTACGGATGACCAGGTCAAGGCGAAGATTGCGGAGCTCACGGCTGGTCCGCCGGCACCCACTCCGCCTCCTACGCCTAAGCCGACTCCGGAGCCGACTTCCGAGCCAGTGCTCACAGGTATCAGCCTCGACGAGGCAGTTGCCAAGGCGCTCGCCGAGAACCCGATTCTGAAGGGTTTGCAGCGTCAGCTCGACGAGCAGCGCAAGACGCAGACGTTCGCCGAGACTCGGCAGCGTCTGGAGCGTCTCGAGACTACGTCGGGCGGGCGCAAGTTCGTTCTTCCGCCAGCCGTGATCGACGCTGTAGCCGAGGGCAGCGCCCTCTCGGATCCATCCGAGATGTCGAAGAAGTTCGTCGACGCCATCGAGGCGTTCGGTCGCGTGGGCTTCGTCGAGCTCGGTGAGCGAGGTCGTACTCGCAACGGCCAGGAGAAGACCGCGACGCAGCAGTTGTCCGAGCTGGTCAATCAGGCTCAAGCGCGTCACCTGACGACGACGGGCAAGGCGCTACCGACGACGGATGCTATCGTGCAGGTCGTGCGTACCAATCCCGACCTGTACATGGCCTACCGCCAGGACAGCTACGCAGGGAAGGAGGACTAGCCGATGCCTGGCATGGATCACGTTCTCAGCAAGGCCTTCCTGGCGACAGGTGGCTCGGTGGCTTATCCGCAGTGGTCGCTCGTGCAGCAGGTCGCAGGTGTTGGTCTCACGCCTGCGGCTGTGCAGCTAGCTCCGACTACCGCAGGGACGGCCGGAACTAGCACCGCGCTCGTTGGTGTGTGTCAGGAGGTGCTCGACGCTGTCAAGGCAGCGACGGGTAAGGCGTTCATCAACGTCGCTATGCTAGGCAACGTCAAGTGCATCTGGGACGGCACAACTGGTGGTGCTACTCCGTGGGCTACTGTAGGTGTCGCTCCTGCGCTTGGTGTCTACGTCGTGCCTTCGGCGACGGTAGCTGGCAGGGTCAAGTTCATTCCTGCTCCGGGCACTGGCGCTCTGGACTGGGGGATCGTTGGCATGCTGATCTCGCTTCCTGGCAATCCGCTTCCGACGTTCGGAGCAGGTGCAGCTGCGGGGGACTTGTTCGACGTCGCCCTCGCGATCGGTACTAGGATCTAAGGGAGGAGGAGCCCATGGCCGTTTATGCCCCAACAGGGTCAGGTAACGTTCACATCGATATCGTGCTCACCCAGATCTCGGTCGCATGGCCGAACGAGGGATTGGTTGGCAACATCCTCTTCCCAAGCGTTCCGGTCCAGAAGCAGTCCAACAAGTACTACATCTTCCAAGGCCGCGAGGGTTGGTACCCGGCTCTCGACGATGCCAGAGCGCCAGGTACCGAGGCGAACGAGGTGCCAGGCCTGACCGTCTCAGTCGGTACGTACTACGCTCAGGAGCACTCGCTCCAGATCGCGGTCACCGACGAGGAGCGGGAGAACGCAGACAGCCCGCTCGCGCCTGACGTCGACGGTACGGAGATGCTCGCGTCCAGGATCGCGCTGGGCAAGGAGTTCCGTATCTACAACTTGGTCACGACAGCGGCCAACTTCAACGCGGCACTGACGCAGGCGCTCGCTGGTACTGCGGGCGGTGGCTACGGCGCGCAGTGGGATCTTGTGTCGACGACGCCAATCAAGGACATCAGGACCTGCATGAGGCAGGTTCACAAGCTGGCGTTCTTGCAGCCGAATCAAGCGATCATCCCTTACAAGGTGATGTCGGCCCTCGAGGACAACCAGGACTTGATCACTCGCATTCAGTACGTTGAGCGTGCCATCCTGACGCCCGATCTCGTCGCGAGTCTGTTGTCTCTGGACAATGTCGTCGTGCCCGGCTTCGGCTACGCGACCAACAACCCTGGTCAAACGCTGGCGCTGACCTACCTCTGGAACATCGAGGTCCTGCTCGCCTACACTCCTCCGCGTCCGGGTCTCAAGGTCCCTGCGTTCGCTTACCAGTTCACGTGGAACTTCGCAGGTGGCGGAGCGGGTGGTTTGGGCTTCGGCTCGGGTGCGTTCTCCGGCGAGGGCATCGACAACGCAGGTCCTACGACGCTCAACCCTTCGACCGAGGGAGGGAATGGCCGCGCTAGCAACCTCGTCGGTGGGATCGTCGACAGGTGGCGTGAGGAGCGTCGTGCATCCGACATCATCCGGTTCCGGCAGCGCTACGACCTCGAGCTGATCGGGTTGGACGGGAGCGGGAAGTCGATTTGCGGCTTCCTGTTCACCAACGTTCTGTCCGGCGCGTTCGTGGGTTAGGAGGATTTGTGCCAAGCTACGTCGCGTATACCAACGGCCTTCTCGTGTCCGAAAGCAGGCCGGACGGAGTTCCTTCCGGCGATCCTGTCAGCTCTCGTGACTTCGACGACGAAGAGTGGACCTACCACGTCTTGCATGGCAACGTCGTGCGCGCTGGTGGCCCACACGACCCCAACGTTCTCGCCGCGGCAGCCGAGGAGGAGGTGCCTGAGGACCCGAAGGACCTGCGCATCAAGGCCCTTGAGGAGCAGCTGGCTCTGTACAAGGGTCAGATGCAGGTGCCCTACTCCGGCGTCGACGCTGTCGCCGAGCAGGCTAAGGAGGAGTCTCGGCCTGCGTCAGCGAAGGCCTCTGCGTCAACGAAGTAGGGAGGAGCGAGCTTAGTGGTCGCTCACATCACCACGTCTGACGTACAGACCTGGCTTGAGACCACTAAGCTCACCATTTCCACGATCGAGCCTACGCTAGAGGCGGACGTTTCGGCAGAGGTGCTGGCTCGCCTTGCGACGCAGTACGGTGCTTATACTCCGCTTTGGGTAGATAGTACCACTACGCCTCAGATCGTCAAGCAGATCATTGCGATGCTCTACGCTGGTTGGATCTACGACCGTGCTTACTCTGAGGTCGAGACTAACGAAGCGTTGACGTCGTACGGTGCTGTGCTGCGTTCGTGGGCTATGACGCTGATAAATGACATACTGGGTGGCAGCGTACCGATTGCAGAGATTGGGTCTAGCCCGATCGCTGAGGCCCCCGTCTACTACCCTAACGACGCGAGTTCGACTACTGACGCCTGGCAAGCGAATACTGACGAGGACGACAATTCTCTTGGGCCTGCGAAGTTCGGGATGGGAAAAGTGTTCTGATGCCTCCTGCGTACCGTGGCGCTCTTCGCTTCGACAATCTCATCGACCTCAACTTCTCGTTCAAGCCTACTATGGCAATGTCGGCGAAGCAGTTCGACAAGCTAGGCATGGACATCCGCTCCTTCCGGGTTCCACTCAAGCGTTCGATTCAACGAGTCATAGCGCCGTCGTTCGACAAGAACTTTAGGGCCAATGGCCGTCCTGAGACTTGGCAGCCTTACGCCGAGGACACCATTCGGATGAAGGCTCGCGATCCGAAGAACAAGTACGGACCGGAGAATATATTGCGGCGCTCAGGACTCCTGTGGAGAACGATGCAGCAGTACAACATCTGGACGGTGACAACTACTCAGGCTGCGATTCTTGACTTGCCGTCGAAGATCTGGTACGGTGTCATGCATCAGGGTGGCTACGGTGTGAGTGCAAGAGCGCCAGGTCACTTCGCTTCGCCTGCGGAGCTAAAGCAGCTAGGTGGGCGAGGTAAGGTTTCTATTCCCGCGCGACCGTTTGCTTTGTTTCAGGATCCGAAGGATCTTGACGATATCCAGGAGGTCTTTGGTCGTTGGATTGAGGAGCGTGCTACCTACAACTTGAACGTCAAGTCTTGGACGAGTAGAGGTGCGTAATGCCGCTGACAGCTAGCGCAGAGACGGTGGCTAATGCCGTTCTGGGCGTGATAACGGCGCAGAAGGTGCCTCTAGGCGTTCAGCAAACGTATTACGGAGATCAGGACGTATTGCCACAGACACCAGCTGTTTGCGTCTCGCCTGGTAACAAGACGCGTGAGTTTCAGGGTGCGTCGCTTCGGACGTTGAATACGTTTGAGACTTACGTGTATGTGTACTTTGGTAAGCTTCAGGATGTGCAGCAGAACCTTCACGCTGCGCAGACTCTTGCTGACGCCATTGAGCCGGTTGTGCATACTGATATGACGCTTGGCGGGATTGTGATCTGGACGTTGTGTATTCAGAACGAGCCTGGCGTGATTAACAAGATGGGCAATCTGATGATGGGCAATCGCATGACCTTCCAGTCCGAAAGCAAGACGCAGCTCCCGTAGGAGGTGACATGTATTCGGTAACAGTTGACCATCCCGACGTGGGGGAACAGGACGTTTACATCCACGGGCTGGGAACGTTCAAGAACGGTACGACGACGACAGTCAGTGACGAGCAAGCCGAGTCGTATCGAGTCCACAACGCGACGCAGGTCCAGACGCACACTCCAGACGGTGGTCTTCAGGTCGAGTCCGTCCTAGGTCCGCCGATCGAGGACCTCGACAACTCACCCTGGTTCACTGTCAAGAAGACGAGCAAGTCTGGCGAAGGGCCTGAGCCTGCGCCTGAGCCAGCGAGCAACGAGAAGGGAGGTAAGGAGTAATGCCTTATGGTATGGGTGCAGGCGGTCTTCTAGGCGTCGCCTTCGAGACCGTCGCAGGTACTTACGTACCTCCAACGAAGTTCATCCCGATTCTGTCGGAGTCGCTGGAGCTGAAGGAAACGAACATCTACCGTACGCCAATTCGACAGTCGGCGGCACGGATCGGCGTCGTTCCGGGGGACTTCAGCGTGACTGGTTCTGTTACGATGGAGGCGACCGAAGATTGCTGCCTCTACTTCACGGAGTGTGCAAGGACGACGGGAGTCAAGACTGGCACGACTCCGAACTGGATCTACACCTACACGCCGAACTCGAATGCAGTACCGAACAAGACGATGTCGATTACTGTCGTTCGAAACGGCGTC